ATAAAGTCCTGACGGATATTGTCGGCACGCAAGGGCCGAGAACTTATTTTGTATTGGCAAAGCTTAACGGGTGGGGCGGAGGAAACCTCGGGCGGTTTTTTGAAGGAACAACGTCAAGCCAAGAGCTTTTCTACATAAACAATGCGGCTGGCAATGGCGGCTTGATATATTGGCGGCAGTTCTCGAGTGGACCGCGTACAGCGTTGACCGTTGATCCCAATAGCATATCGGACCAGTTTGGCAAAATAACCTCGTATTCCGTATCTTTCGATTCCTCCAGCCCAAGCAATCAGGCAGAGCTTTATATTGCCGGAAAGCGCTACGCATTTTCCTCTTTGGATAGTGTTCCAACAGGCACGGCCAATTCGACCGGCGCATTTTATATAGGTAACCGCGGAACAGACAACCTCAGAAATATAGACGGGACAATTTATCTTGTTCTCGTTTTTGATCGCATGCTGTCCGCTGCCGAGCATAAATCGCTCACGGAAAAGCCGTGGCAGGTATTTGCCCCGGAAACCGTCCCGCTGTTCTGGTCAGGCGTCACCGCCCAATTCGCGCGCCCGACATCCGACGCAAGCGCTGGAACGTGGACCGCTTCAACCGGTAGCGATCTTTACGCCATGATCGATGAAACCGTCGCGAGTGACACCGACTACATCAGCACGGTCAACGCCAGCACCTGCGAAGTGGCGCTCAGCACATTGAGCGATCCCGCCTCCAGTTCGGGGCACATCGTGCGCTACAGGCTATCTGCCGAGGCCGGTGGAGTCACTGTGCGCCTGCGCCAAGGCACGACCACAATCGCAAGCTGGACGCACAGCCCCGCCCCGGCATCACTGACGACTTACACGCAAACACTGTCAGGCGGCGAGGCAGATTCGATTACCGATTACACCGCTCTCAAACTTCAATTCGAGGCTACAGAATGATCAATCTAGCATCTACCTCTGACAAACTGCGCCTGACCACATCCGGCTCCGCGAACGTCGAGGTCCACGCCTCTTGGGTGGACCTGCTCGGAACCACGGTAACGCCCGGTCGCACCAACACGGCGGACATCACTAGCGCAACGACCACGGATATAGTGGCTTCGCCTGCGGCGTCTACTGTGCGCAACGTCAAGCTGCTGTCCATTATCAATAGCCACGCATCTGTCACTACCGATGTCGAGGTTATCCACACTGACGGAACGACGGCGCAGCGATTGAACAAGTCGACGCTTGCGCCTGGCGAAGGGCTGACCTTCTCCGAAGGTTACGGCTGGCAGCGACTAAACTCGGCAGGTACTCCGGTAGCGTCAAGTCTTTCCCAGCAGTCTGATGTGCAGACATTCACAAGCGGAGGAACCTGGACTAAGCCAACCGCGTTCACCCCGAAGGTTGTGATTGTCGAAATGATCGGCGCAGGCGGCGGGGGCGGTGCAGGTGCTTCGCTGGCCACGGCGGTTGTCGCCAAAGGAGGCGGGGGTGGAGGGGGTGGCTGTTGGGTGCGCGGTGTATTCAAAGCCGATGACCTTGCCGGGACGGTTACTGTAGGCGTCCATGCCGGTGGAACGGCAGGCGCGAAAGGTGCGGCAGGCGCGGCGGGTGGCGCTGGCGGTATCGGCGGAAATACGACATTCGGCACCTATTTGACGGCTTATGGCGGCGGCGGTGGTGCAGGCGGGGCAATCTCGGCAGCGGTCACTGGCGGGGGTGGCGGCGGCGGGGCTGGCGGTGCGGGGGGTTCTGGATCGACTTCCGGTGGAGCAGGCGGCATTCCGACTGCGGCGACCAACGGTGTCGCATCTCAGGGAGTTACCGGGACGGTTGCTGTGGCGACCACGAACAACGCTGAAAATGGCGGTGCGGGCGGCGCAGGCTCGGCCAATCCTCCGGTCGCCGGTTCCAAGGGCGGATCATCGCTTCGCGGCGGCGGCGGCGGCGGGTCTGGTGGCGGCCACACGGCAACCCCGGCGATTGTCGCTGGTGGCGAAGGCGGCAAGTCCGGAGCGTGGGTAACGGGTGGCGGCGGCGCAGTCGGTGCGGATGGCGCATCGCCCACGGCAGGTGGCGCAGGCGGCGCAGCGAATTCCTATGTTGGCGGATCAGGTGGCGGCGGCGGCGGAACGACTGTCACAGCCTCAACCAATGGCGCTGATGGCGGTGCCGGTGGCGATGGCGGCGGCGGCGGTGGTGGTGGTGGGGTCGGCATGAATCCGGGCCTTGGTGGCAATGGCGGGAAAGGCGGGTCAGGCATCTGCATTGTCTATTGCTGGTAATCCGTGGCCAGAAAAGGCACATTTGACAACGAATTAGTCCCGCAGGGCTGGTTCGACGACGCGGGGACATCCGGCGGATGGTTTGACCCGGACGCCGCTGCGTCTCCTGTCAGTGTCAAGGTAACGTGGGCTGAGTTTGAGGTCCCTGCGGCGTCTGGATATACGCCAAAGACGCTAACGGCGACAATATCCGCAGCGCTTAGCGTTAGCAGGACGGCAACCGCAAGCCTCGGTGCGGCCATCAGATCCGGGCAGTCAATGACTGCTTCGGCATCGGCTGTTATCAGGGTTGCGAATACCGCAACAGCAAGCGTAAGCGCGGCCATTCGCGCGGACCATTCCGCAGCCGCTTCGGTATCCGCAGCGATTCAGGCGCCGCGAAGCGCTACCGCATCGTTGTCCGCAGCGGTCAGGGCAGGACAAAGCGCAACAGCCAGCCTGTCGGCAGCCGTTCGGCTTGCAGCAGCCGCAACAGCATCGCTGTCGGCAGCAGTCCGTGCTGGACAAACTGCAACAGCCAGTATATCCGGCGCGGTACAAGTTTCAGCAACCGCAACAGCTAGTCTATCCGCGAGTATCACCGCACCGGGCGCGTTATCGATTACAGCCAGCCTGTCGGCTGCTGTCCGCCAAGCGAATGCCGCTACCGCGTCCATTGATTCTGCAATCCGTGCGGCCCGCACTGCCAGCGCTTCAATCGACTCGGCAATCACAGCGCAACGCACCGCCAGCGCCTCGGCCAGTGCTGCCGTGTCCGTTGCCTTCTCGGTTTCGGCCAGCCTGGATTCTGCTGTTCAGCGGGTGGCAATCGCAAGTGCGTCGCTCAGTGCTTATGTGCAAGCCGACACGACGATTACGCAAGCCGAGGTCGACATGCTTGCGGATATCTGGCGTCGCCTCGGCTTGGATATCGCTAATCCGCTGGTGCAAGGTGCAACCACTCTGACATTCGGCCCGACGATCACCCTGTCAGGATCTGGCACGATTACCAGCACCCGCACCGGCTCCACCGACTCCGGCCCCGCCGCTGGTGTCATGCTCCTCGATGTCTGGCAGCGGCTCGGGCTTGATCCTGCGAACCCGATGACTGCCAGCGATACGGCTATCAACGCGGGGGCCGTCAGTCAGACTGTCAGCGAGTCTGCCGGAACGGTAACGGTGCAGCGTGCTTGATCCACGTGCCATCGCCACGCTCGGAATCGGCTACGGTGCCGATCTGCTGGCGCGCATCGGGCTATGGCCGTCGACGTCCGTCATCATGCCTCCCCTCAAATATCGGAGCGGGACCGGATTCTCAACAGCAAAGCCTCCACAAATCCGGCCAGTCGAAGACGATGAGGCGTTTTTGTTGTCTGTGCTGCTGTAAAAAACTGCAATTTTCCGTGTATTTGCAATTGCCGCCTCGGTGATGATGGCGCCATTATTGGCAACCAGGTGTCAGCATGGACAAATCCCGTATCGAGGGAATGCTTTATCGCACATCGGACGCCCCAACCGTGCGCGAAGGGGCAGATGGAAACACCGTCTTGGCGCTTTCGTTCTCGTCCGAAACTCCGTACACAAGATCCTCCTGGTTTGACGAACCCTGGGTGGAGATTCTCGGGCATAAATCGTCCGAGGTCGATCTATCACGACTGAATGCTGGCGCTCCGGTGCTGGCAAATCATGATCGCGGCGCTACCGCATCCACTTCGCCAATGGCGTCAATCGGCGTCGTCGACAAGGCATGGATCGAGGACGGCGTTGGGCGCGCAGAAATCCGCCTCTCGCGCCGTCCGGAAATCGCCGGGCTTCTGCAGGACAT